TAACCACCATAGCAAGTGATATAGCGGCAGTAACATCTCCAGCGGATTTACGCCTAATTATGCGCCAGCCAGCATCATTTGTCTTAGCTGCGCAATTATTTAGGTGCTGTACTAGCTCTGCTTGGCCAGAATGAACCACACGGCTATTAGCCAAACCATCGGCAAGGTCTGAGCACGCCTGGTAGAACGCCTGACCTGATACATCGACCATACGCCATCCGCTTTGCTCTAATCTTGTGGCAATAGTTTGCGTGGCGTACTTGTCATAACAAATTGTGGTCGGGTGATATTTTCTAGCCCACTCATTTATATCGCTAGCCATCTTAATTTCATCTATTGCTATATCGCTATACCAAAGCTGTGCCAAGCCAACGGCTATTTTACCGTCTTTCATTTGACCCATAACCAAAGCACCTGATCTTCTAGTAGGTGCAACATCAAAGGCCATAATAGTTTGTGGGCCAACAGGTATTTCTAAATTGCTATCGCTGCACTGCTCAATAGATCCATAAGCGAATGGGCTCACCGTGCTATCTATCCACTGACAAAGCATTTCGGTTCGGGTGGCTTCTATTGTGTTAGTGCTTACAGATTCTTCTAATGTTTGCTCAGTTATTAAATGACCCAAAGCAGGGTTAGCCAACGCCCATGCCTTCTTGTCATTTATTTTGCAGTGCTGCGGTGCGCTGTACTCATAGAATCCTAAGTTTTCTGGTGGATAAGATAAACAACGCTCTCTCAAATCATTTAACACTGTACTGAACCCATCACCAGCATTACTTGTCATTAAAGTCATCGCATTAGGCCGAGCACGTGTGGTTGGTAATGCAGCTGTAAAAGCTTCTTCTGTCCACTCTCTTAATTCATCAATATATAAGAAATCAGCGGTCTTACCACGTGGTGCATCTCTAGTAGCTGCTGCAATTTCATATCTGGCACCATTAAGCAAGCTGATAGATTCCTGGCCATTAGCCAATCGGATTTGTCTTACTTGGTCTTTTAAAAATTGATTATCTTCTATCGTAAATGCGACTTGTCTAAAGGTATCTAATGCCATATTGCGGTTAGATGACATACCTAAGACATTTTTAGAGCCCCAAAGGAATAGATGGCTCAGAATAAGCATACGAGCTAGGTGTGTCTTGCCATTTTGACGTGCAACTAACACTAGAGCTGTTTTCTTGCGCCAATTATTCTCATCATCTACAGATAACAGATCATCTAGCACCCAACGCTGCCAGGGTATTAAAGGTAAGCCTATTTTGTCTGCTAGGTCAGACACTTCCTGCGCTTTAGACCTACCCTTTAATAATGGCGTGTGGATTCTAGGCTCTGTGCTGCCAATTAGCCCGACCCCTCGCTTGATCTGGCTTACTTCCGCATCATTTTGCATCGAAGTCAAGCGTATCAGGTTTATTAAAAGGTGAATCTGGCACCGTGCTGGTGGTCTCAGGGAGAGAAGGTTTGAAAAAGACAGGGGGGGTCGCCTTGCTATTAAAAAAACGCCCACCTTTACGGCTGTTACAGCTCTTACACATTGATTGTAAATTATCTGGTGACCACATATCACCGCCCTTAACACGTGGCACTATGTGATCCACGGTATGGGCTGGGCCGTTGCAAACTACACACTGCCAACCATCACGATCTAATATGGTAATGCGTAGCTTAGCCCACTTACCACTACCTAATGCTCTATCTCTCAGTGCCATCCCTTAATCTTGTAATGCTCTAATGCTTTACACATAGAACCATATCTATTGTTATTGTACTTAATACCCCACTCTACTTGCTTATAGCCACTGACTGTACTAAGCCATTTAGATCTACCTTGTGGTATGCCATAGTGACTACCATTCTTAGCCTTTGGATTCCACCTAGATTCTTTGTAATACAACTCATCTAAGCAATAGAACTCATCTAAGTTATTAAGCTGGATAAAGGCCCACTGACGATAATGGTTAGTACGAGGCTCAACGGAATGTGCTTTTTCAAAGCCTGAAATGTTGGCTAAACATATGGCGATCCCAACTAGCCAACACCTTGCGAGCTTTCCCTTGCGGGCTCGCCTTGTGGCTTTGTGAGCCACTGCTTCACTAGAGCCTATCATATAGATGCAACTCCTTTATGCGTAAATTATTGATAAGTAAATTGTGATTTACATCACAGTACGCTTAATGGTAATGTGATTTACAACACACTATGCGTAGATCATCTGTATCTATCCAAGTTTCATCCCAACCAGCCAAGCTCATATTGACATCCAACCTATGTAGCTAGCATCTGGGTTATCAGCCAACCATTGCTTGTGCAGCTCATTTTGCTTAGCCCAGTCAATATCCGTAGATTCGTTCATTATTTGCCACCCCATCCGCCACCTTTAAATATGAGCCCAGGTGCGCTATAGATCCTTGACATTTGCAAATTACATTTTGGGCAAGACATAGGCGTGCTGTCATCATCATATGATCTATGCACTGACCCATAAGTGCCGCATTCATTACAGCTATATTCATATGTTGGCATTATTTACTCTCAATCAACTGGCAAGTGTGGCAGACCACGGTAATAAACTTCCAACTACCACACTTGTCACATCTGGATATATCGCTATCTGGTATATCCAAAGCTTCGGCTATATTCTTAACGCCTACGCACCCACAATCCATACATTGATACGCTTTAAATCCATCTGGCATATCCAACTGATCTAGCCATAAGAACTCAGTCTTGCGACTGCAACCATTACATTTAAATCGTGTGTGCATTGTGGTAAACTCCTTATTGCCTACAGTGGCATACAGTACAAACCAAGAAATTACCAGAATGTATTAGCCTGTCATCATTACAGCTAACGCATCTGTCAGTTGTTGGCTCTATGGTTACTTTGTTATTTTCCAAACGTGCAAGGTAACCTGAGCCATCAATAATCTCTACATATCCCATTTACTCACCCCCCTCGACATCGCTAGGGAAAAACCACGATCCAGCAGCTGTTTTCTTAGCCCATTTCGCATCGCACTGATCAGGCTTTGCCGCACTACATACATACCCAAAGAAATCTCGGCCGGTCTTTGCTACGCCTTCTTTAAGAATCATTGGGCCGTGTTTGCATTCTTGTGGTTTAGGATCGACAGGTATTGCTTCTATAGCTTCACCAACTGACCAAACTACTGGCTTATCTTCTGCGAATGATGCACGTAATACATCTTCGACAGCTCTAGCACGTGTGCCTGGTGGTGAATAACTTGCCACCTTTGTCATTTCTTCTCGGCTAGCCCTCTTGCCCTTAGCTGCATAACCTGCGTTTGCAAGTGCTCTGCCGATCGCTGAAGTCTCAGCATTCTCCAATGCAGAAGTTGAATTGACACCCCTATCAGAAATGCTCTCGCTAGCAAGCCCAGTCGCCCACGCTTTTGCATCGGCTTCTGTCTTAAATAATTCAGCACTAACAATGTATCGAGTGTCTGTGGCCTGCTCGATCTTTGTAGATATTCTTCCATCTGGATGATCCTTCCAAAACTTTTCAAGTCGGCTTTCGACTGTTTCGTAATCTTGTAAATTAAATGCCATTAGTCATCCCCCCAGGTAAATGCAACATCGAGCTCTGCTTCCAGCACGGTCTGGTATATCGAAATGTAAGCAATAGCGTCTTTGATACTGTCCTCGTGCTTTGGAGATTCACTAATCCGAGAAATCTTGACGAGTGCCATACATAATGCAACTTGACTAGGTGTAACTGGATGGTCGAGGTATGCAGACCAGAGCTCACTGATCCGCTTATGGTTTGTGTAAGGATGACCGTAGACCGCTCCCCTTGAATGCACCAGATCGACAACATCGGCTAGCAGCTTCTCAGTTTTTGTCATAGTCAAATACCTGGTCTGACTTTAATTTGTTTTCAATCATTCTTCTATGCATATCCCAGCCATCTTTACGGCCTAGCCAATAATATCTAGCTTCTGCATTTTCTTTAACTACGTTAATTAACCAGCCAACCATCAATACACCAATGGATGCATAACACACTGCGTAGAATATATCTATCGTAACCATATAGCCCTATCTATGCTCACATATTTTGTGGCACGGCCATAGTGTTGCACTTGTGTATGACTTTGTGGATTATTTGAGGGCGTATTTGTATAACGATTTGGTAACGATGTTACCCGTAGTACCTGCCCAAAGCTGTAAATGAGCCATCCTTATTAACTGGCACCAGGGTTGGTGTCAGGGTCTTTCCTACGGCTTCTAGTATAGCA